CTTAAAGGTGAAGCACCTTTGAGTTATAAAGTTGGACAACCGATGGGAGCACTGTCTAGTTGAGCAATGCTTGCAGTGACTCATCACTTCATAGTTCAGATTGCTTATCAGCTTTCAAGACCTATAGAGTCAGCGACTCTTGGGCCTAAAAATTGATATTGTAATTATGAACTTCTTGGTGATGATATCATCCTATTTGATGAGGATGTGGCAACTTCATACCTTAACCTTATGGCAGGGTTTGGAGTTACTATTAACAAATCGAAGAGTGTTGTTAGTAATAACGACTCTTTTGAGTTTGCTAAAGTATTCTCATCAAAAGGGCAGCATTTAAGCCCAGTTTCTTGGAAGATGTTCATCTCCCAAAATACGATGATGGGTCGAGTAAATATACTCTATCATCTATTGTATAGAAGGACGAGAAAACATCCAATACCTTTTGTGAAGGCTATTGTATGGAGGCGATTGGGTGACCTAGGAAACTACGGTCTTTCCCTTTTAGCTTTCGCTACGATGCTTCTAAAAGAAAAGAAACTGTCGTATGAAGTGCTATTAAAGACACTGATTCTGCCAACTCCAAACTGAAATAGGAAACTAAGCAATTCTCTTAAGGATCTTCCGATTCCTTATATTGAAAAGCTTATAACCTTTTTAGTAAGGGGCGAGGAGATACCAGAGCTAAAAGATGCTAAGAGATTAGCTATCTTTAAAACTGATGTCCCTTGACAGAAAATCGCGCTTTTCAGAGAGATCACTAGAGTAAAAACTCTTCTGAAATCTTCTGAGAGTGTGAAGAAATGTTTGACAGATGATATCCTTTCGGATCTACTTCCGTCATTCCCTGTCTCATTTAAAAATGTGGATATGTTCCAGACTGATTCCTTTTCGGAAAAAGACTGAGGATATTTCATGTTTTATGAGATGGTGAAAATGTGAGTTGAGTTAATTTTTAAAGATTGCTCATTCATTGATGGAATCGATAAGATGGTCCTGAATCTTAGTTTAGATGAGTTAATAGATTTATTAGCTCGTCTTGAAAGAATCCTGGAGATCTCTCAATTACCCGTTAGGGCGAAAGAGAAGATTGAAGGGAAAGCTAAGAATAGGAAAGTAGTTGATTCACCATTGAAGGCTCTTCAATTCCTTAAAAAGGTAAATTGAAAACGGCCTGATTGGACGAAAACAACTTACTTTTAAGTCCTTAGACCATTGTTGCCTAACCCCTTAAAAGGGCATGGACAAAATGGGTTTTGGTTATCGAGAAATCGATGGCCATGTGGCCATTTTGAAAGCTAACTAGTATTTCCTTTCGGTAACGACTAGTTAGAAGTTAGGCACCGTCTTGTAAAAGATAAAAACGGTTTTCCTAATGACTGC